CTGGCTAACTGCAAATAATCAGCATACCCGAAGGTTTTAAGACTTGGAGTTGTCATTCGATCCTGTCGCATAATCAGCCCTTCATAAGTCAGCCCCCCCACATATTCCGCGCCGTTGTAACTATACATCATTTTAGGAACATAGCTCGGCATAACAAGAAATGGCTGTTCAAGTTTATATTCCTGTTGAAGCAAAACACCAAATGAACCACTCGGGAAAACAAGAGCATCTGCAACCTGGAGATTATTTCTTTCCATAGTAACCACCCTGGCCAATGGTTCCCCTATTTCATCAGCTTTTTGTGCTTCCTCATCGGTAGTTCGTGCGATATAACTGTCATGTACATCCATAACAACAGGCTTATTTGTTATTTCCTTGATAAATGAAGTCAACCAATATGGTTCACTCGAAGCATAGAAAATATCAGTGTCCGGCTCTACCGCTTTAATAGAATGGTAGAGCTGCCCCTTATTTAAACAGGTATGTACTGTTTTAAATGATTCCCAACATTGTGGGATTGTTTTACTGCAAACAAAACGAACATAGTGGCCATGCTGCATAAGGGCCAAGGATTGCTTAACGGTCCTCATGCAGGCATGGAGTGAAACGATTGTAATTTTTAAATTATGCATCCCACTTATCTGCGTAGTATATCGGATGATAATCTACGAAAAAGGCAACGCTTCCTGTGGTTGTGGCAGTATTTGCTGCTGTACCTTTGTCAGTATCAGGGGTAGCACTATCTATCGCAATGTACGTCCCTGGTCCGACTGTTGCCGAGGTAAAGGTTGTTGTTGAATTAATGGTGTATTGGGAAGTATCGGTTGATTGATGCTTAACATCCAAACTCGCCTCAACACCCGTGTCCTTATACATCCTGGCGGTTATTTTATCGGCACTGGCATTTGAAAGCGTAGCCAGCACCAACGCACCAAACTTCTTCATCTTGATGGGTCCCTTGGGATACCATCTTGTAACATGATCCCGCACGGTAGCATCGGTTGTGCCGAAGGTGAACCCCCCTGCCGAATCTCCACCGCACTTTTTAGTTAAACCAAACCAGTGTCGCTGGATCATACCAAATTTTGCATCATCATACATTAGGTAACACCTCCTTCCTATGCTTTAGAGCCCCATCTCACGATGCGGGCCTGTAATTGCGCGGTGTGAACAAGTCCAAAGCCTCCAAGGTAATACCACGCTACCCCCTTGGATCTTCCATAATCACCCGGAATTTTTCCTCTTATCTCTTCCGGTACAACAATTGCCTCGCAGACGGTGTCATCACCCATAAAGTAACACCAATCGCTGTATGTACTACCATCCTTGGCAATATTTGTTTGTTCAATGAACCTTATATTCTCATACCGCCCAACCTCACCATTCAGGATCATCTTAAATCCTTCAGTGGTATACTGTTTGATACTTTCGAGATCGTTCTTAAAGGTTCGGTAAGTAGTCGGCCATGATATAGCAATATAATCATCACCCATATACGGGGGAATATTGCGTTCAACCATAACATCCCTGATAGCCTTGACATGGCCTTTACCAAGCTCCACGCTCGCAGTATCAGTATTAGTTGAAGCGGTCATAAGGTTAATGGCGGTAGTCGAACTGCCATCTTCACAGACATGCAGCGGAGTGTAAGAGAACTGAGCTTCCGCAGCAATATCAAACGCTTTCTTCGCGTCGTTCTTTATGACCTTGTTTATAATAGTCGTCACAGGGAGTTCACTGAGATCATCAAGCTTGCCGGTATAAGGCACGCTATTTCCATATTCATTTACAGTAAGAGTTCCCTGGGTAATAACGAACTGGGTTTCCGGCATAGTGGTCGTCTCAGTTAAAGTCGCTCCCTGAGTCGCTACATCCGAAAACACATCCCAATGGTATGTCTGGCCTTTATGCTTGCCCTGCTGAGTTGCGTCTTTTACGTCGCATAGCTGGCGGAACTTTATTAGCGGCTGAACCGCTAACCGCAACTTCTTTGACAAGTTTTTGGCCGACATATACCCACCAAGTGAGTTTGTTACCCACAGTTGAGGCATATTTGTATCTCCTTATTTATACAGGCTGCCCTCGCGCAATCCGCATTTCATTAACAATATCGGCTGTGGATTGTTCTTTAGGCTCCTTATTAGTTGTTTCTGTTTTTGCATTGACACCTATTATGGTAGCCCCTGCTGCTACTGCCTTTTTCTCGCGCTTTGCGGCGAGTTCGTCCTTCGCCTGTTGTGTGGCGGCTTCCTTATCTGCCTTTACATCCAAAGCATTGACTTTCTTATCGCGCCATTGCCTGATATTTTTGCCGACAGTTTCATAGAGTTCCCATGTGTTCGGGGTACCCTTTTCTAATTCTATCTGGACATCTTCTCTACAGGCTGCATAAAGGTAGCGATCATCTGTTATATCTGAAAAACCGCCTTGTGCGGGTGGAAGGTTAAATTTTCTTAGTATTTCTTGTGCTGTTTTTTCTGTTTCTATCTCCTTATATTTTTCAACGGTCATTACGTTATCGGGGACCGTACTACGAGCATCAGTAACTAAACCAATAAGCTCTTCAAGGGCTGTTTGTGCGTCGTCTTCATCTCCAAATTGTATAGCTTCACGTATCTGTGATATCTTTTCCTTATCAATGCCCTTTGTTAATTGTTTTAGTTCTTCTCCTGTTTTCTTATCAGAGTCTTGACCTACCCCTTTCTTCCCGATTGTTTCCTTGGCTTCTTTAAGTAATTTTACGGCCTCTTCAAGCCTGACATCCGCAGCCGATTCTTTCTGAAGTGCCCGGATACCGGCATCAGTCACTTGTGAAACAGGTACTTTCTTCTTAACACCATCAACAATTATCTCAACTGTGTCCTTTTCGTCGGTGGTCTTAATCTCTTTCTCTTCGGTTTCTTTGGCCAGGAGTTCATCGGCTTCTTTCTGCTTCGTAGTCTCTTCTTCAGGAGTTAGTTCGGTCTCCTTTTCAATATCTGTATCTCCAGCCCTTTCCTCCTCTAAACGGTCAGCCATTTCCTCTACCAATTTCTCTCGGTCTGAAAGTGCATCTGACCTTTCCTGGGCTTTCTTGTCTTTCTCCTCCTGGGCCTTTGCTTCAGCTAATTCTTCTTCTGTTTTGGTTTCAAGTTCCTCTTTCTGTGTATCGGGGTTAAGGGTTTTTTCCTCATCCGATACGCCCTTGTCCTGGGTAGCATCTTTCTTCTTTGCCATTTTATTCTCCTTGATCTAATAGTTGTAATGCTTGTCTACCAGCGACAAACATATCGTTAAGCCATTTTATGGCTAATTCCGCTATTTTGATTTTCATTTGTAATTGCGCTATTTCCTGGGATTTAAAAAATTCAATATTTTTTAGTTCCTCCGTGGCCTCGTGGGTTTGCTCTTTAGACCTAGCAAGAATGTATTTACCTATCTCTGTCTTAAAAAACAGGTCAGCATCTTCGCCCAATATAACCTCGGCATATAGTTCTGCGGTTTCAATTTCCATTAGTGTTCAGTCCTCTTCTCCCCAACTACAGGATTTTGTAGATCCATTTTCTTCATCGTGACAGCCGATGCTATTTCAGCGGCCTTTCTCCTATCCTGGCCCCTTTCTTTTATATTGGTTTCCATAAGTTTAACTTGTCTATCGGCCTGTTTATTCTTTAGCTGTTCTTCAAGATTCTGCAATGCAGCTTGCATCTGTTGTATAACCTGGCCCATCTGCATCTTTTCAGGGTCCTGACCTTCCATTTGCTCTACAAAGAACCGCGCACCACTCTTATAGCCAACATAACCGAAGACCTCGCTGGCAACTTCCATAACATTCAATGTCCCAGGAGGTGCCTCTGTAAATATCTTAATGATTGTGTTGATAGCCATTATGAAGTTCTGTAATTTCATGATAGGATCTGTGGCACCCATCCCAACATTTACAGTAACGGTAAGGTTTTGGTTCAGTAAATCATCTGTTATTTGGTTAATGCCATACTTTTGGAATAATTTAGCTTTATTGGCTGCTAAAGCAAGGATAACCTCGTCTGTCTCATACTTCTGTTCAAGGTGAACAATCTGCCTTAAAGTAGGCTCCACCCATGTTTCGGATAATGTTCTAAGGGAATATTCACTAAGGGCGCTCGATGAACCCCTAAGCATAGCCATACCACCTACTGTTTCATTCATGTTTCGGTTAGATTGTATTGTGGAGGGCGAAAACATACCGACAAGCTCATCAAAATCAAGTCCTAACCTGTCCTGTTCTTGGTAGCTTGAACCGGTCACATCATGAAATTCATGGGCATATACATCATCAGATATTTTACCAGTCTTGCCGCCGACCATTGTGACAGAAGCAGGGACATTTCTAACAATACTTTTAATGTCTATCTGGGCTCCCCTTCTAACAAACCACCGCTTATTCATCACAAGTTTGACATTATCCAACCTCTGGTTGACATTCTCGTTAAGCTCTTCCTGAAGATGTTTCCCCAACCCGGAATGTCCTTCTGGATTGACTTTATGCGAATCTATTATGCAGCATCCAAGGGTTACAGGCCTTTCGCCCGTGAAATAAACTTCTTCAATAGGCACAGGATCAGTCAACATATGTTCAACACCTAATGTAAAATAGACATAATCCTGGCCGTCTTTCTTTAAAAAGTTCTCATGCGCCCATACCACATCAAAATCAGTAAGATCAGGAGTGTTTTCCACTTCCCCAGCGTCCTGCCTGCCACCCTCCCTTGTCTGTTTTGTGCTGTCATATTGGACTTTACTTGCTGTTTTTATTTCATCGTCTGTTAATTTTTTCCATTTGGCCTGCCCGGTCTTTTCGTTCTCCTCTTTCATGCGGGCTTTAACATCAAGAACGTACATGGGAATTAATCTGATAAGATAAGGGCTCGTGTTTATAGGATCGATCCAGCTTGCGGCAGGATGAAAACGGATATTTTCAATAGGCATAAGCTCTATTATGGGCCTGTCTTTGGTCGGAGTAGTCTCAATAAATTCGTCCATAACAGGATTGCCGGTTTCCTCATCGACCATAGGAGCCCCGGTATCTGGATCAATGATTGGGTTATAGACTTTTTTCGATTTTTCGGCATATTCCCAAGCCTGGTAAGAGCAGACTACCCCAACTTTCATGGCGTCCTGATAACCACCAATACAGATAAGAAACCACGGAATCGTATTCGTAAGACGATAATTCAAGAGTTCCTGCATGATATCAGCGGAAGCCCTCTGGTACGGATCATCATAATTCTGGGCTTCCATATTAACGACATCTTTATTCGCAAAGAACGCGGCTACCGCAGCGGCCTCGTTACTACGGATAAGTGCCCTGGTCTTAGAACGGAAAAGGCGGGATCTGTATTTGTAAGCAGCTTTATAATACTTAGAACCACTGGCGTGGCGTGACTGAAAATGCCTTAGACCGTCTTCCCACGCTTTACG